GTTATTATAACGGAACTCGATAAAGGGAGAAGTCTCTTTGTCGGAAACTTGCTACCCCCAAGGCGAATGTAGCCTTGTAAGTTCAGAGTGCCTATGGATTAGGCGTTACTCCGGAAGTCCTCGTGACATCATTATTATTATAAATAACAATGTTTACTAATATTAAAATAATCCTAAGATGGATTACTAAATATTGGTATCCACGATTACCTCTTTTAGAAACGTATTCCTTTATTGATACTTGGATAAACTTAATTCAGGTATGGATAAAGAATAACGGTATCTTACCGACAATTAAAAGGATAAAATTAATCCGATTAATTACAACTCGTTATATATGTGGTCAACCTTTGATGGTTAACGACTATATGGTGGGAGTCGATAAGGATGGTTTTGCTTCATCTATCAGTTTTCTTAAACCTTTAGTTGATTCAAAAGACCCTCAGTCGCTAAGATTTGTTCTTACGCTTCTTGGAGTTTCAAGGTCTTTCCCATCTCCTGCTCCTGTTGATTACAGTAGTATTACTGCACCTTCAAAAGCTAGATATGTGAAAATTGATAACGAATTTATTGTCACCTTTGTAAAAGATTACACTGGTCACTTCAATCCTTTATCTGAAAGACCTTGTCCATCGAGATCATTTTTATCTCTAAAAGCAGGACCTGCTGGTGGACCAGCTATCTTGACTGCCGCCTTGGCAGCCGCAAACTTTACAGGTGTGAACCTGAGAGGTTTGTCTATGATAGGTGGTGATCGTTTCATGGAGTGGGTAAAAGCCCTTAAGTTCTCTATCTCTTTTAGAGAGGTGAACAGAAAGTTCTTTGGAGTTAAATCCGGAAAACTTGCCCATGAGAAGATTGAAGTCCGAAATAGAAGATTTCTTCATATTTCTGACCCAGAAGGAAAACATAGAGTAGTGGCAGCTTATGATTATTTATCACAACTTGCCTTTACTCCTTTTTCTGAATGGTGTTTCAGTGCATTAAGGTTAATTCCTAATGACAGAACATTCACCCAGAATCCTGTAATTAAAGATAAAAGAGAAGGAAATAATTTCCATTCTTTTGATCTTTCTAGTGCCACTGACCGATTCCCGATCCAGTTACAAGAGC